ACCGCTCCAGTTTCGTAGGATATTACCCTCCTACAAAAGTTTGTTGACCCAGTTGTAACTCTGGGGGTTCGGATAAACCGTCCCTGGCGACATAAGCACAAGCGGCCAACCGCGACGTAGTCAAGCGGGTCGGGCGTGTGATAAGAAATGTACAAAATGAAAAGGGAGAAACACAGTATGTGCAACTTACACAAAACTGTGGAATCTAAAAGGTCCTATGTGGTCTATCAACGACCTAAGGTCAACTAACTAGACTGACATTTCTACAATGTGCCTGAGACTCGGATGTGTGAGTGGTTTTCCGAGCTCCATGTGTTGGATGTGTGTGATGATGTCCCGCACCTCGTCCTCCCTAACACCGTAGTGTTCAGAGTAAAACAGCAGCGAGTCCTCCCAGCCCACAGTGTGGGCAGCGCCAAGGCGTTTGGAGTATTCACTGAACTGATTCACAATGGTCTTGCCACCACCAAGAAGGGTGTTGAGGCGTTGAGCCATGGCATGACAGAGCGGGTCGAGTTGTCCAAAATGAGCGAAAGTGGACATGATGCCCCTAAGCCAGGCGAGCTGGTTTTTGGGGTTGCGGTCGACTCGGTCCGTGCCGAGTCGCGAGATGATTGTGCCGGGTTTAGGCATGAGGACAAATGAGTCGCCCTTGGGATAGAATAAGCCGGAGCAGAACTCAGTCAGGAGGTAGTTGCGACGCGACGCAACCTTCACTTCCATTCCGAACTCCGCGTATTTCTGCTTGAGGGTAGCGGCCCCCCCAAGTTCTTCAAGTAGTCTACGTGACATGATAGTCACGCTGTCGTCACCACAGACAATCGAGAACCAGGTCCGGCCGATTCCGTAGATATCGGCCTTCATCACCTCATTGGCGTGTGTGTCGCCATATGAGGTGTCTGGGTATCCCGACTGCATTGTGTAGTCGATTGAGTACTTGATTCCGGTTTTCGTCCTTCCCCTGGACTTGTCAGTGCGCCTCAGCACTTTTGCCACACGCCTCGTTAGGAGTCTCTTATACTTGCGATCAAGCATGCCGAAAGCTCCTTTGCGAAGGTGCAGGTCAAAACGGGACTGGTCGTCCTCGACAATGACCATCTCATCATCTGGTTCCAACATGGACTCAATGGTAACGAGGCCTCTGGCGAACTCATGGCCGATCTGCTCCGAATTCATCCCGCACGTGTAGATGAATTGTCTACCTGAACGGATTTCGTCGACGGAGTATTTCGTCACGGGTTCGCCAGCGTTAGTCACT